GTGTCTGCCATCCTCGGCAATAGCGGCGCCGTAAAACGTATCGGCATTTCCTACGCTGGTTTGATTGAAGGCAGTACCGGAGATTACAAGTTTTATGAAATACAAGCCCAGTCGTCAACGACTTACACTTTTGCGACGCCTGATCGCCTTTATGTATTCCGCAGCAACGGCATCATTAACTTTGGATCCTTCCCAGGCGTCAGCAGCTATGTGGCGTAAAGCCGCGATGCTCCACGCACAGGAGCAAGACCCCAAGGAGTCCTGCGGGTTGCTGGTTGAGCTGGCGCCTGATGCCGTCATCTACTGGCCATGCGAGAACCTAGCCAATAGCGGCGAGGAGTTCAGCATGGACCCGCTGGACTTTGCCGCTGCCGAGGACTCCGGCACTGTGTTAGCCGTGATCCACAGCCACCCTGGAGGTTCGCTCAACCTAAGTACAATGGATGAAAAGGGACTGCGGCTGAGCGGTCTGAGCTGGTTTATCCTTGATCCACGCAGCGAGCAATGGTCAGATGAATACCATCCGCCTGTACGGACCACTAGCTAAATTCATCGGACGCAAAACATTTGAAGTAGACATCAGTACTGCAGCGGAATCTATTCGTTTTTTAGAAGTTACATTTCCGCAAATCAAGCGGCACATGCGCGACCAGTGGTATGTAATTACTGTCGGCAGGCACAAACTAGGACTCAACGAGCTGCATTATCCGATCGGTAATCAAGAGCTGCGAATCATCCCGGTCTTTAGTGGTGCGATCACCCTGGATCAAATTTTGAATCCTTCTGGTGGCACCAGCAATCCTAATAACGTACCGACCACATCTTCATCATCTTCCAGTAGCGCAAGCGTTGGAGGATTGCTCGGCGGGTTGATTTCCGCTATTTCTGGTGCGTCCCCGATCCTTGCCATTGGTGCCGCAGTTGTCGGCATTGGCGCGCTGTACGTTGCCAACCAACTATCCAAACCAGCAGCGCAAGTAGGTGTTTCGGCAACACCGATCAAAACCGACAACGACCCACGCACTAACTTCAGCTTCAACGGTATACAAAACACCGCACGCGCCGGTGTTCCAGTACCGATTGTCTACGGTGAAGTGGTGACTGGTTCTGTCGTAATCAGCGCAGGCATCGACACCGTGCAAGGTAAAGACTGATGGCAGACCTTTCATCCACGCAGTACACACAGCTTGTTGATCTCATCAGCGAAGGCGAGATCGAAGGACTGGTTAATGGCGATAAGTCGATCTTTTTTGATAACACGCCACTGCGCGATGATGGCGGCAACCTTAACTTCCAAGGCGTCACAGTCGATACCTCATGCCGTGGCACGCAGGGGCAATCACCCCTGAAGTATGGCGACAACGTATCTGAGGAACGTGTTGTTGGTGTCACCGTAGAGCAGGCAAATCCTGTTATCCGTACCATTGCCGACAACAACGTTGATGCCGTAAGGGTCACGATTCGCTTTCCTGTTATTTATGCCAACAATGGCGCCGCAGGTAGCTCTGTCAGTTACGAAATTGCACGTCGCTACAGCGGTGGATCGTATGAGGTCGTCTACTCCGACACCGTTAAAGGTAAAAGCCTAGAAGCGTATAACCGTGACTATCAGATCGACCTAGATGGAACATTCCCCGTAGACATTAAAGTTACCCGCATCACGGCAGATTCAACATCCGCTGCTATTCAAGACGAGTTCCAATGGTATTCGTACACCAAGATCATTTACGGACGATTCCGTTATCCAAATAGCGCAGTTGTCGGTCTGCGGTTTGATGCAAAGCTTATCGGCAGCGTACCAGCACGGAGTTATCGCGTCCGTGGCATCAAAGTATCCATACCGCTTGGCACAAGCGTTGACGCAACAACCGGACGCATTATTTACCCGACCGGCTTTGTTTGGGATGGCACGTTCAGCATCGGAAAACTATGGACCAGTGACCCGGCGTGGATCTTATGGGATCTGCTGACCAATACACGCTACGGATTTGGCGATCACATCCAACCTTCACAGCTTGATAAGTGGTCATTCCTTGCCGCCAGTCAGTACGCATCGGCGCTGGTGCCAGACGGTTTTGGCGGCACTGAACCTCGTTTTAGCTGCAACGTCAACATCCAGTCAGCAGAGGATGCCTACAAGCTGATCAATGACATGTGCTCGGTGTTCCGCGCCATGCCGTTCTATACCGCTGGCACGTTGAGCATCGCGCATGATGCACCGCAAGATGTCGCGCATCTGTTCACGCTGGCAAATGTAACGGAAGCAGGATTTAGTTACCAGAGCAGCACGCTTAAAGGGCGCCCGACTGTTGTCATCGTGTCGTACTTCGACATGGAAACACGCGATCTAGCGCAGGAGGTTGTTGAGGATCTAGACGGTATCCAGCGGTATGGCGTGCAGACAACGGAGCTGGAAGCATTTGCCTGCACCAGTCGCGGACAAGCGCATCGAATCGCGGAGTGGTTGCTGTACTCCAGCCGCTACGAAAACGAAGTAATCAACTTCACCGCATCGCTGGACGCTGGTGTGGTGGTACTCCCTGGAGACGTTATTGAAGTATCGGACCCAACGCGCAGTGGCCAACGACGTGGCGGGCGCATCAATGCCGCTACCACCACCGCAATCACCGTTGATAACACGACTGGTCTGACGCTTGGCACCAGTCCAACTTTGTCGGTAATCATGCCCGATGGCACGGTTGAATCCAAAACCGTATCGTCCATCGTCGGCAATGTCGTCACCGTCAGCAGCGCCTACAGCACCGCACCGAACGCGAATAGCGTCTGGGTGTATCAAACGGCAGACCTAGAGGCTTCAACCTGGCGCGTGATCGGCATTGCTGAATCTGACGACCTGCTTTATACGATCAGCGCAACGGCGTACAACAGCAGCAAGTACGACTACATCGAGCGTGATGTACCGCTGCAGCAACGCGACATCACAAACCTGACCACACCAAGCTCGCCACCTGCGTTGATTAGCGCCGAGGAGCGCATTTACGAAAACAACGGCGTGGTGCTATCCCAGATCCAAGTGTCATGGCAAGCGGTTGATGGCGTCGATCAATACCGCATCCGCTATCGGTTCAATAACGGCAACTACGTTACCAGCGATCAAAACTCGCTGACCTACAACATCGAAACATCCGAGCGTGGGACCTACGAGATTGAGGTCTACAGCATCAATCCACGCACCAACAATCAGTCACCAACTGCAGCATCACTGACGATTGAGGCATACGGCAAAACTGCAGCGCCAGCGACACCAACGGGACTGAGCCTGATCGCCATCGACGAAGCCAGCGCGATCATTAGCTGGGACCGCAGCACCGAACTCGACGTAATCCTCAACGGCAAGGTGCTAATCCGCCATCAGGCGACGCTGGCGGGTGCGTTGTGGGAGCAAGGGCAGGAGATCGTGGCGGCTGCTGCTGGCGGTCAAACGCAAAAACAAGTGCCGCTGCTGGAAGGCACATACATGGTCAAGTTTGAGGACGACACCGGCAACCGCAGCACCAGCGCCGCATCGATTGTGGTTGACCTGCCAACGCCTCAACCTCGCTCACTGGTGCAGACCTATACGCACCCACCATTTACTGGCACGACCACCGATACGTTCTACTTTGTCGCACCAACCGGCAACGGCATTGCGATCTCAAACGACACCTACGTTGACGACATGGCCGTTGACGGCAACTGGGACGCGCTGGGATCGATTGATGACATCGGCGGTGCGCTGGAATCCGGCACCTACACGTTCAATCAAACGCTGGATATGAATCAGGTCTACGACGTTAATCTGCGTCGCACATTGGAGTTTTACACGCATATTTCGGGATCACTGTGGGATGACAAAACCGGCGATATTGATAGCTGGGGTGTGATTGATGAACTTGGCGATCGCACCGGAGCTGCCATGTACGTCCGGGCTACGGAGGATAACCCCAGTGGATCACCGACCTGGAGTGACTGGCGGGAATTTGCCAATGCCACCGTGCGTGGTCGTGGGTTCCAGTTCAAGGTTGTGTTGACCACCACGGACGAAAGCCAGATGCCGGTGGTGACCAGCGCCAGTGTTGATGTGGAGCTGCAGCAGCGCACCGAGCGATCGGATGTTCATGACACCGAATCAACAGCAACTGAAATCCAAGCTGGACGCGACTACACGATCGTGACCGTCGGCACCACGGACTTTACGTTGATCGGCGCTGCGAACAACAATGTTGGCACCAAGTTCACAGCTACTGCGGCTGGCACTGGCACTGGTACCGTTGCCGGTCCATTCTTTATCAGCTTTGATGACGCCTTCTACGCAGCACCAACAATGGGCATCACGATCTTTGATGCTCAAAGCGGAGATTACTTTACACTGGATACGTTGACCCGCACCGGCGTTGATCTTGTGATACACGACAAGAATGACAAGCCTGCAGTGCGGGACTTTCAGTACACTGCTATCGGCTTCGGCAGGGAGATCATCTAGTGGCGCAACACGATTACGTCCTTGATAACCAGTCAGGTGCATCATTCCGTTCGGATCTCAACAATGCGCTGAGCGCCATCGTCACCAAAAACAGTGGCACCGCTGCACCTGCCACGTCTTACGCCTACGAGGAATGGCTGGACACCGACGCCACACCGCCGACGCTGTACCTGCGCGATAGCAGCTCTAGCAGCACTTGGCACACCGCCGCCCAGTATCAAACAATCGGCGCAGGCGGCACTGGTGACCCTTGGGGTTTCACCGACCGCAAGCTGTACTACAGGCTCAATGCTGCATTGGCAGGTGGCACGGTCACCACTGCTCAAAACATTTACGGCGTTGGTGTTTCCCTTGCAGCCAGCACCATTTATGAATTTTCGATGGCGTTTTGCCTGAACAAGACTACCGGAACTAGTAGCCATACCATTTCAGTCGGTTTTGGTGGAACCGCAACGCTGAATAACATCAGCTATACGCTGATTGGACTATCGACCGCAACGGCATTCCCGTCCACTACTGCACCAGATGTAATCAGTTATGTGCAAACGGCATCGGCAACCAATATGACCGGCACCATTGTTGGCAGCAATACCAATAATTTCCGCGTGATTGTCACCGGCACTGTATCGGTCAACGCCGCTGGCACGTTTATCCCTCAGTACACGCTCAGCGCATCTCCCGGTGGGGCGTATTCAACCACTGCTGGCAGCCACATCCGCATGATGCCACTGGGCAGTGCAGGTGTCATTAACATCGGCAACTGGTCCTAAACTTTAGATACGAGCGCGTTTCTGACCCATGGCTGACCGCAAAATTTCGGATCTGACGGCATTGACGGCGCCTGCTGCAGGCGACTATTTGCCGATTGTTGACATCAGCGAGGCAGCGGCAGCCAACAAAAA